GCAGAAGGTCAACCGTCAACTTGTCAGGGATAGGGCGAAGCGGGTCAATCTTCACCGTCTTAGGAGCAAGCGCCACCGGAGCGACCGCAGCGGCATTAGCAGCGGTAGCAGAAGTCACCGACACGTCTACCACTCCGTTTTGGTTTATCCATTTAGCCGCCATGGAGCGCGCCGTATGAACCGATGTAGAAGTAAACTCAGGTCCGCCCTCAATCCGGATAGTCCATTGGTTCTGAGTTCCCGTTTGGGCAGGACCGAGCAGCACCCCGATAGTTCCGCCGTCAGGATGCGTCAACTTCCAGCCGTCGGTCAGCGAGATTAGTTTCTGGCGGATACGGTCGCCGATAATCGGGGTCGCAACTACCCTTTGTCCCGTTTGTGGTGCGCCAACACCCCCCAGCGCCGGTCCCTGCGGGGCGTTTAGGGTAGGGGGTGGTACCAGTGGTCCCGAAACGCTTACCGGAGCCGTGGGAGCCGCAGTGGTCCCTACCTTGGAGCCAGCAGGCACCTTGGCAAAGCGAAGCAGCGAGTCAAGGCGCGGGTCAAGGAAGTCAGCCAAGTGTTTAGCGTAAGTAGTAGCCGTATACCCAGGCACCGATACCTTCGGGTCAAGCCCAGCGAGAAGCGTCTGGATAAGCGGCTCAATACTCGTCGCCCCATTAGGGAGCAGTAAGTCCCGAATAGCAGCAACTTGCGCCGCAAGCCCAGAGAACGTAGAAGGATCAGCAGTACGGTCGGCAAGCCCCATCTTCGCCTTTATCAGCAGGTCACCGTAAGCAGTATTCCGCTCCAACATACTCAGGAACGTTCGCTTTACGTTATCCATTGGACCGCTCTTCAGCGCGCCTTGCGCCCTAAACTCAAGCGTACCGCCAGCGTCAATGCGGTAAGTCCTTCCATCTTTACCCAGGACAACGTTTCCACCGGCACCCATTACGTCGTAGTTCGCCAGCAGCATGTCAGCGGCGTAACTATTCCCAGCAAGGATTTCCCGCGCAGCAGTCGTACTTGTCGCCCGCGCAACGCCAGTATTGTCAACGATGTTCGTAGCAATCAAGAGCGCGCCAGTAGTGGGGTCAAGCGAGAGAAAAGATTCAGGAACCGCAACGCCCAGCGCTTCGTAGATACGGAAAGAAAGCAACTCAGTGATGGCTTGCTCAGGCGTGGCGTACTGCTTCACGTAGCGCTTCACTCCATCGGTACCAGTCCAGAACCCGCTTACTCCAGCGGTGTTAGAACCAGCCGCAGCCCCGGTCTTCTTCCCCAGTAGAACCGCCGAGTCAATCATGACGGGACGGGTCAGCGGCGTTAGCGCCGCAGGAGCAGCAACCGGAGCAGGGGCAGGAGCAACGGGCGTAGTCGCAGCAACCAGCGCCGCCCTAGCAGCCGCATTAGCCGTGGTAGCCGTCGTCATCTTCGTCGCGATGACCTGCTGCCGCATTGTTCGCGAAAGCGAAGTCATAGGAGCGGAAACGGGGTTTAGAGGATCGTATGGAAGACCCGTCGCGGGATAATAAGCCGGTATTACTCCCGAAGCCTTCGCCTTATCGTAGACCCCGTACTTGTTAGTCCACTCAACGACCGCAGTCACCGCATCGGCAAACGAGTCGAAGGTCCGAGAGTTTCTATTAGTCTGGCTACTCCAAGCGCCGGCAGTCACCCTAAACGAGATTCCGATTGGCGTATTAGAGCCGTGGAAGAAAGCGTTATCGTTTACGCGGGCAATGACTCCATAGTTAGGGTGGTAGATTTCATACTCTACAAACTGGCGCGTTCCGACCGTATGGATTTTCGTTCGCACCAGCACCTCGTCAAACGTCATTGGCGCGGGCGTTAGACTTCCGTTTACGACGATGCCGGTATCCCAGTCAGGCGCCAGGTTATTCGAGCGCGTCACGCCAGGAACCGTAGCAGAGCGTGCAAGTACCGCAGAAGCAGTCGGGCGTGGACCCATACTCGCCAACTTCGCCACCTGCCCGAGCAGATTGTCTCCGTTTGGAACTAGACCTTGCGAAGAATCCCACGAAGCCGCCAGCGTTCCGTCAAGCAGTAAGACTTGCTTGGCTTTTTCTCCACCAGCAAAGTGTTGGGTCAAGACGTACGCAACGTCTTGGTCGTAAAGCGGGTGGCTATTCTTCTTTACCCGAATAATCTCAAAGTCAAGTGCAAAGGTCCGTCCGGCGGCATTAGTGTAAGTAGTATTAGCGCCGCGACCCGTCGCGCTTACCGCAAGTCCGTAGTTCTGGAGCATGTGGAGTTCCCTAGGTACTGACGCCGTAGGGTCATAACTTCCGTTGTCCGGATAAGGAACTGCAAGCGCAAGGCTCTCAATACTCCGCCCCTGGTTCAAGCGCAAGTCTCCACCTACTAACGCGGGAGATGGAACCGGAGCCTTTACTGGCGTACCAGCAGACGAAGCAACCGCAGGTTGACCAGGAACGGGGTTTCCAGCGTTAGCGGCTAAGTGACTCGCAGCAGTACGCCCAGAGATAGCAGGGCAGGCGCAATGCATCCCCGGAGCGAGTGGTAGTTTTCCAACTGGCACTTAGCACCTACAAAGAGGTCGCAGCACCATCGTGTCGCCCCAAACTGGGTCGGGTCGCACCATCAGAAACTGCGTAAGGTTTGGATCTTGCTTGTAGTGAGCATAGCGGGCTGGTCCCAGAATCGCCAACTTCGTCGCTTCAGGCAGGGAAGTAAACGCACGCTCACCAGCCGATAGCCCGTCTTGTGGCGGCAACACGTCACGGTCGTCAGGGATGGTCGGGTCTCCCAGGATTTCAGCAAACGAGCGCGGTCGGGGGACAAGCGCGCAGCGGCAGTTAGGGTGGGAAAGCATTTCAGGCACGAAAGGTCTAGCCGCCCACGGAGAAGGCGGAGCAGGGATAGCCGAAGCGCTCAGCATCCCAGTAAACGTAGTGTCCTTCTCTCCGTAGGTAATCGGAAAGAACCGCCCGTGGAGCGCCCAGCAGATAACGCACGTCGTGGAGTCGGTAGCAGCCCGCCAGGTCCACCCTTCGTAGATGTGAGCATTGGCAGACATAGTAGCCCGCTGGACTTCTCGTGCAGTCCTATGGAGTTCAGTCCTAGCAATCAGGTGGGAGCGGTACGCAGAGATGTTCAGCGCTTTACGCACGTTCTTCGCCGTATTCGTAGACGAAAGACCCATGACTACGCCCGCCCTCAACGCATCCCTAGCAGAAGAAGCCCCAGCAGCAGAGGCACGCTCAAAGATTTTCTGAAGCGGAGAGCCGTCAGCAGTAAAGCCACTCATTAGCGCGAACGCCTCAACCGATACCGGATTCCACGGGACCGAAACGTCAGACCCGTCAGCAATAGAACGAACGTGGCGCTCCATTACCTCATGAGTAGCCCGAATCGTATCGTCAAGAAGCGTAGCCGTGGAGTTAGCAAGCCCCTTGGAAGCCGAAGCAACCGATTCGCTAAGTTGGGAAGTTAGAAGACGAAAACGCGCATCCTGGAAGAGCGCATGGTTCGTGACTCTCCCGCCAGCCAACTGGTCGGCGTAACGCTTACTCTCCCCTTGCGCAGCGGCAAGCACCTTCGCCAAGCCATCCCGGATGTACGCTTGCGCACGACGGTCAGACGCAGCAAGTTGGCGTCGTAGTTCTTCCCCGACGTCAAGGATTTGTGGCATCGGTTATGCCAGACCAGCGCCACCCCGGTCCAGAGCGGTGCTAAGCGCGCCCTGAGCGCCTTCTAGTTCTTCGGCGTTATTCCCCACCTCGGTCATAGGGTCAATGCCCTCAAGTTTGGAGAGCAAGGTCCTTTGCGATACGCCCAGCGCGCTCATCATCGTCAAAGTCTCAAGATGCTCCTTCTCGTTACGAGATACCGCGTCAGCCCACTCAACGTTGATTGGCGTATCCAGAAGCGCCTCGCGAGTAATCGGGAAGCCGTCACCCGGAGCCCCAAACTCAAGCGCCAAGAGAGCGGCGTAGCGGATAACGCCAGCCCAGGCTTCTCCCCACTCGTACTGACGAGCCTTCGCCTTCGCAACCAGACCGCTTTCTGCAGTCTTCAGCGACTCACCAGAAGGAACTCCACCCGAGAGCAGAAGCAAGTGGGCGGGGGTTCGGGAACGCGCAGCAATACGGGAAAGCGTGGACTCAATCGCCGAGATAAGCCCAGCAGGGTCAGCAGCAGGGAACTGCCCAAACGAAACGTTAGGGTCCTCAGAAGACCAGACCTCGCCAGGAACGGAGCGAAGCAATGATCCAGCGGCAATGCCAGCAGCGTAGCGTTGCGGGAAGCCCAGTGTATCCAAGACGAGCGACAAGTCCACCAGTTCTTTATTCAGGCGGTCCTGCTGAGGGATTACTCCACGGTGTTCAGCAATCCCGTAGCAGTTTCGCTGGCGGGTATTGGCGAAGTGGAACGCAGGAAGACCGCGTGGAAGCGCAGGGTTGTCGAAAGCGTAGTTCGGTAGCGGGAAGACCGTATCCCCGTCCTCAATCCACGGAGCCCATAGGTCGCCGTCAGCATTTCCAGCCTTGTAGTAGCGCTCAATCCGGTCGTAGCGGTAGATGTTCATCCGCTTCACGTTCGCACCGCGCCCAGTAATCGGGTTCGCAGGATTCACGGGAGAAGGACTATCCGTGTCCCATACCTTCACGACTCGCACGCAAACGCCGTCCTCGTAGTCGGCGCGCACCATGTCGGGGTAGTTCAGGCGAACACGCGGAGCCGCCTTCTCAGCATCCCAGTCAACCATTACGAAAAGGTCGCCGTACTTCAGCAACTCGGTATGGAAACGATGCTGCTCAGCGTCAAGACGATTCTTGTCCCAGATTCTTTCCCAAAGCCAACCAGCAAGGTCGGGAAACTCAGGCGTCGACAACCCTACGACACGCAAGCGGTCGCCTAGCGAATCCACGACGGTCTGGCAGAAGTTTTCGTTATAGGGAAGCCCGGAGCGCTGGAGATAAGTCCTCGCCCTATCAGTAAGTAGCGTTTGCTGGTCGCCAAGATAATAGCGCTCAGCAATCCCGTAGTCGTCAAGACGCTTCACGCCCATGTCCGCCATAGAACGCAAGTATTTCTGGTCTAGCGCTTCAGGCTTCGGCAGCCCAGTAGCGGAGTTGATGACCTCAGGCACTTATTACTCCTTGTCCTTGTAGCGATCCCCTCGCAGCGTCAGGTCGCCGTGTCGGATGATAGCAGGTTCGTGGCTCGCAATGCTAGAAGTAGAAGCGGCATCTCTGGAGATAGCCAGAGCGCTAAACGCACCAGCAACCGCGTCAACTTGGTCGTCGTACACCCCTTCGGGGAAAGCATACGCCTCGTCAAGAAAGCGCGAGTTCCAGTCACCGCGCAGAAGTCGCACATTACCACGCTCAGCCTGCGCAGCAATAGGCATAGCGCGCTGGACCTTACTCCCCGTAGACTTTACCCCTCGGAAGTCATAGCCGTAGAGAATCCGCCGCGAGTAGTAGTCAATCACGCTTAGCCCAGAAGACCCAGGCTCTTGTTCCATCCGAATCGGCACCTTCTTCCCATCCCTACCAGCCGTAGTCGCTACCGCCGTCTCAACCGCAGCAGGAGAGCCCTGGAGCCGCACGATGTCCAGGATGTAGGTATAGCCAGTCACTAAGTCCCGCCCTAGAAGCGCCCCCACGGTCCAGTCTCCACCGTCAGCAGTAGCCGCCATGTCCCAGTAGCGGCATAGGCGCATAGCGCTTGGTCGCTCGTCAGAGATGGAGAAAGAGAACGGCTTGAAGATACCGCCAACCGGTCTCACCTTCCAGTCCCCGTTTAGGAGTTGTTCCCTGGTCACCGCATCCAACTCAGAAAGCGCTCGGACGTACTCCTCGTAGTCCAGGTAGGGGTTGTCTTGGAGCCGAGCAGGGATAAAGCGTCGCGGGTTTCGGTTGTTATCCAGCGGCACCTCAATCGCGCCGTCTTCTCCAATCTTCGGCATAAAACGCTCGTACACCCAGTCGTGACCGATACCGCCAGGGTTGGAAGCAGAGCGAATCCTTACCGGCACCCCGGAAGTGGAAGCCTTTCGCAAGCGGGAGAAGAGATAGAGATACTGGCTCCGCGTAAACTGAGTCAACTCGTCAAACGCGATGAACTGAAACGCCGCACCTTGGTAGCGGTACTTATCCTGCTCAGACTCAAGATAGCCGAACGTCAGCGTAGCCCCGCTAGGGAAGGTGAACGTCTTACGCTCAGAAGACCAGCGAACCTCGGGATAGTTGCTAAGCCAAGACTGCGCACGGCTCATGATGGCGTCGGGAAGGGAAAGGTCGGCGTAGGACTTTCTCAGGATAAGCGCGGAGTAGTTCGGCTGGTCTACGTATTGGAGCGCAGCCATTAGCAGAGCGTCGCTTTTCCCCCCACCAGCAGCCCCACCATAGAGAGATTCTAGGTCGTCAAGAAGTAGGAACGCCGCCTGGCGGCTCGTCGGCTTGTGGGGAACGTACTTCGTCAGCCTCGGCGTAAACGCTTCCCTCAGCAGTTCCAGGTCGGGTTCCGCCAGGGATGACACCCACCTCGGCGAGAATAGCGATGGTTTCGGCAAGAGTTCGTCTAGCATCTTCCCCCTCAGTCTGGACTAGGAGCGGAGCCGCAGGGTCGCCCTTCAGTTCCAGAGTATCACTCTTTTGCCACTCTTCGCGACGACGACGCTCAAGCCAGAACGCCGCCGCCTGCCAAGAAGACTCAGAAGCAGTAGCAATCCTCGTCACGAAACGCACCTCGGCATCCGCTTCCGCCTTCTCAACCATGTCGCGGAACGTCGCATCTTCGTCAAGCCAGCGGTAGAAAGTGGCTCGGTCAATC